CCATGTCTCAAGATGACTGGTTGCATCGTTTTTCCCATGAAAAAACCCAATATAAAGGCTGCGAATATGATTATGTACGCGTTTTTATCTAAACTAGATAGGAAATCTCCTTTAGCGTTGGGCCTGTCTTCCGTGTTAGACGGAGGAACGAACATCTGTGGAGGAGGGTAATAATATGTCGGTGGCGCTTCATGTTCGACCTCATTCTCCTCCACATGTGGTTTATATTCAATCGGTGTACTTATTTCAGTTTCCATATATTAGTTATATACCTTATTTTTTAAGCTTCTTCTTCATCGTCGCATTCAGAAATGTCATCATCGACTACGAAATCCTTGAGGTTACCGTTTTCATCCGCGTCCTCGTCCTCGTCCTCGTCCTCGTCCTCTTCGTCCTCCTCTTCGTATTCGTCCTCGTCCTCCTCTTCGTCTTCGACCTCTTCTTCATCGTCCGTGAAATCGTCTTCGACCTCTTCTTCGGGTTCGAAACGTTCCGGCTTTTTCGAGATTCTTCCAGATCTAGTCGCTACTGTGTTAGACATATTCCAATTAGTAAATATTCTTTTAAATATATTTAGGAATGAAAGTTTGTTTATCATTCATAGCTTTTTTCGCTAGCACCAACTCGAAAGCCACGGCAATCTTTTGTCCCAACTCCGCCAACTCCGCCTGTATATCCGGATCTATTTGCGACGCGTAAAGAGGAATTTCATTGAGATGTCCTATAGCTTTGTACAAAAAATTCGCGGATTTGTAATCCATGGCCAACCGCATGTTCGCATAAAATTTTCCATAGGACTCTTCGTGAATTCCAGAATACTTGTGTGTGTCCTTGATCAATTTATCAACGTCATCGCTACTCGTGTTAAATTGTGTAATATTCATTAGTATGTATAAGAACATCACGATGAACAACGCGTTCAACATCTTATAATATGTTTATTATTTTATCCGTCGGAACATATTTCCGTGTATTACACGAACAACTTTGCTGAATGTATTTTTCCTTCTTTCCGAGTGAAATGGTGAAAGGCACGTCCCCGGTTTCGCAATCTCCGCAAAACAGGGATGTGTGCGCGGTGTACGTTTTGTATCTTTTAGTGAGACTCTTCACGTCGCACTCTGTTATATGCTTTTTTATGTATTCGCCGATGAGTTTCAACGCGTTCGTTTGGGGAACGTCGTCCGGTTTAGCGTGCGCTACGTGGATTCGACATCGAGTTCCGTTTGGATACAACCTCTTGTACACGTCGTCTGGAAGCCTCATGGCTCTGCCAGAAAAATCCTTGCAAAAACCACCTTTTCTACCTTTAACAGTTTCACACCTACAGAAGCATTTCTGTCTGACGGTGTCGCCTTCTATGAGAAACCAGACGTGATTAGACGAGTGCATTTTCCTATAATTTTCACAATATCTCGAATTAGTGGACACGAGATGAATTTGTCCGTGTGCATAAATTTTAAGAACTTCCGCTAATTCTTGACCCTCCATATATTTTCTAATGTACTTTTGGAGTGATGCCATAACCTCTGGGTCGTCAACACAATTTTTAGTCTCGTGAACCGTGAAAGAACCCTCATCTCTCACGGAGCCCTCTACAATCACATGGTCGGTGGCTTCTGTGCGCAGTGTGGCCATATGAAGAATTTCTACACTGGGTTCGCGATTGTAAATTCGTTCGCATTTTCCATTATACAAAATTATAGGAATATATTGTCCCTGAGTCACCTTTCCATTTTCACACCCCCCGCACCCCGCACCACCACACGCGTCGTGTTTCGCGCGTTTATGCGACCAAGGCATTCGAAAACCACTCCCCTTAGTGTTTCTCTTTCCACCCCCGTAAACTGAAGTGTCAACCACATTTTTCCAATCAGTCTTGGGAAACATAATGTCGAGCGCGGACACTATGTGAGCGTAGAGAGCCATGGCAGAACCGTGGTCCACGACGAAACCGTGCCAATTGATGTGCACACCGTACTTTATGAGTTCACCACACTGTTTAGGTTCAGCGACCGATATGAGTGCTTGTTTGTCTGAAAACTTAGACACGCGATCGCAAATGGTAGTGCATATGGTTTCTATAGTATCGAAAGAAACCTTTTCTGCACATTTATAGTCTAAATCGACAAAGAAATGAAACTTCTCAGTCTTTTGTTCGACGACGTATATCTTTTCCCCACTATTGACGGCTTCTATGCACTTCATGTAAAAATCATTCAATCTATCAAATGGCACAGATAGAACACCGCCATCCATGAGCACATGTGATAGATTGGGACCTGATTTACAAAAACCTTGTTGTCTACACCAGCGCTTGAACATTATTATATAACCTATGGATTTATTTTTTAATACTCTTCCTCGGGCCACAACGTTCTACGAAAGGATACGTCATTGAACTCTCGATCGACCGTATTAAGTTGCTTTTTTAAAACTAATAATTCATATACAGTTTTTCCTCTATGTTCATCTAACCAAGCCTCGGCCTGTTCATCAGTGTGATCCTTTCGGTCAAGCAAAATCTCTTTAATCTGTGACAAAATATAATTCTTCGATTTCATTATTTAATAGCAAATGTTTTTCTATTGAGCGAACTCACACACGAATAAAATTCTGGATTCATCAACACGTATTTGACGATAACATCCCAACGGTTTTTGGCGTTAAACTCCGCGAGCGTGTCGAAACTCATAAAATCATTTTCATCGTAGGTGCGCTTCATCTGTATTTTTTTCGTGTGCATCTTGTACTTTTCATCGTTGAAACGTTTCACAAGTTCATTCTGTTCGTTTTTTGTGTAGTCCACGAAGAACACGAAAGCGGTGTACACCAATTCAACCGAAGGGCTCTCCTTCACGGTGAAGGAAAAACTCGTATACTCACCCTTCTTCAAAGAAATCACCCCGCGCGTCTCCTCCTCCAACTCCCTGATGGCGCAACGAAGAGGATAGAAAATCTCTCTGCGTCGACAGCCTCCCGTAACGAAAATCCATTCTTTGAAACGTTTATCTCTCACCGTTAGAAATCTCGGTGTTTCATCAGCGAATGACACTGGAATAGCTACAGCCTTGTATTTCTTCATCGCTCATGGCAATTCTACTATCCGCGGATATGTTTATTTTTCGGATTGAGTGGCAGTAGCGGGCTCGACGGCGGGAACCGGAACCGGGGCCGGCGCGGGAGCCGGGGCCGGTGCGGGAGCCGGGGCCGGTGCGGGAACTGGTTCTGATTTAGAAGCGACGATGGATTTCAACTCCTCGCGTGTCTTTTTAACCTCTTTGTACAAATAGAAAGTGGCGGCGATACAAACAGCGACAGCTATGATAGTGGCAGTGTCGCGATCAAATGAAAACATTATATATTATAAACTCGGTATTTTTTTAAGTACTTAAAATTGCGCCCATGTTGACATTTCCTTTGCTCGGACAAACGTATCCTTTCTCACCGAACTGAATCTCCTGGTAATGACCTTCTTTACACGGGGCGTTTGGTAGTTCGATGTATTTGTTTAGTGTGCCCGACTTGGGATCGTACGTTATTACAAACACAAAAGCCAATAGAAATATGAACATCCACATTTATTATTACGAGGGAAAGTAATTTAATTCGAATACATGAGACCACCCATACCGTTCTCGATTCTGAGAATGTTGTAGTTGATGCCGTATATGTCCGCGTCGTGGCTCTTGATATCGCACACCAAACGCGCAGAGTCTATGCGACTAAAGTTAAGAGACCCGGTGGGCTGAAGTTTGGATGTGTCCAGACAGAACGGATACATAAAGAAGGAAGTATCGTGGTTTATGCTTTCACCCGAAAGCGTAAGTTGATCATTCGGATTGAAAAAACTAGTGTGGTAATAAGGTGTTATAGATGTATAATGAGGGTCGACATACTTGTAATCGGTCACGTCGGTGCCGTTAATCTGAAGCTTAATTTTATTCGTCGCGTCCGCAATTGCCAACGCATCTGAATGCGTGGTCGAAGCGACGAGAAGTTTTACGGGGTGGTTAAAGTTAATCTCCTGAATTCTAGTGCTGGATGCGATAGCGCGCTGGGTTTGTGTGATGAGCATGTTTTGCGGAGTCCCCGATAAAACCGTGCGCTCTTCCGTGTCCAAATAGATGTAATGCGCGTAACATTCCCACTTCACGTCCGATGGTAACGTCCCCCACGTGATTCGAATTTCAACATCGTGATATTGAAGAGCGATGAGAGGAATAGCGGACTGCCAGTTCTCACAGAATGAGAAACGAATGGGATAATATTTTTTCGAAGGATCGGACACGTTGAAATTTTCAGTCTTGGCGTGATTCTGTGCAAATATCTTAGGCGCTATCAACTGTGAAAAGGTGGACGTGTGT